TGAAAGAGTTAGTAAAGCATTTCAAAGAGCAACCGAAAGAAGCAATCAAAGAAGTTGCGATGTGTTTAGCTATTTTTGTCGTATGTGGTGCGATGTTGTTTTTATCTGCAATCTTGCAGGGTTGCACCGTTACAAAGGGTACAACGGTACGGGGCAAGGCTACGATAGTAACCACCGACACAACGGTAGTCAAACACAACGGTACGTTGAAATTTAAGAAGTCTATGTTTAACAATTAAAAGTTTACTACAATGGAAGAAAAAAGAAACACATTTGACGAGTTTTCGTTTGCCGCTTTGTCGGCTTTGGGTGGCCTTATGGCGTGTAATGAAGTTTGCCGCAACCAACGGGCAGTAATGAAAATAAACCGCTTTCGTGCGTGGCTTATGGACTTGAAGCCGCAAGCAAACCCCGAACCGAGTTTGCCGTTTGACTTTGACGGCGAACCGCAAGGACAGACAGCAGAATAACAATTAACACCAAGTTTAACAATTAAAAGAATTACTACAATGAAAAGTTTTGCAAGTAAATTTAACAAGACCACGTTTGGCATTGACACAACCGATTTTCAGTACACCAAGTTAGCCGATATTTTCAACTCTGAAAATGAGGGCGGCAAAGATGTGATACACAAAATCAATGGGCTTTATGTCCACAAGTCGCAATTAGGCGACAGCCCCGTAATTATTGATGAGGAAAACAAACGGCTGGTGAACCTACCAAGCCACACCGCCGAAACGGTGCGTGAAATACTTGCCGATGATGAAGCGGTAGAAACTATCAAGGCAGGTAAAGTAGGGTACACGATTTACGAGTACGAGAGCCACGGCAAGAAGTGTTACTCTATTTCGTTTGTGGACTTGTAAGAGTTTGGAAAGTTATGTTTAACTTTGTAGGGGTGTAAGTAATTGCACCCCTATTTAATATAACAGCGTATGGCAAAGTTAGGTTTTAAGATTAAATTTACAATGTCGGTATTCGGTGCAACCCAACGGGCGAAAATCAAAAAAGAGATATTGCAAGCCGTGGAAAGCAGCCCCGAATATAGAAAAGAGATTGCAAGGGTTTTCCAAATGGCGAACCGCCGAATACAGAATATAGAGCAAAGCGGACAACTTTCGCCAGCCGTGCAAGCGTTAAACAAAGGTGATGTTAAGGGGTTTACCAAATTTTCAATGAAAGGCGATTGGAACGCCCTAAAAATTGAGTACGGAAAGGCAATTTCGTTTTTACGCCAGCCGACAAGTACGGCGCAAGGTGCAAGGCAGTACGGGCAACACCTGCAACGTATGTACGATTTAACGCCCGATGAGTACAACCTTATGGCAAGGAACTTGCAAGGCAAGTTAAGCAGCGTTTCGGATAGTGATTTCGTGGAACGGTATTTGATGCGGTACAAGGATTTCACGGGCGAAATGGAGCAAAGCGCAAGCGATATAAGCACCCAAATTGAGAGTGAAGCGCAAAGCATATCACGGGCGATTGATGCTGAAATAGAAAGGCAGGCAAATGAAGTTGCGGACGCAATGGATGATA